GTGCCCAGTTCTTCGAGGACGACAACCTCGACCCGCTGAACGTCCACGTGGGCGATGTCGCGTGCACGAACGTCGTCCTGGTGGACGGCAACACGATTACCGCCACGACGCCCGCAGGCGCGGCCGTGGCGCAGACGGTGAAGGTGACGCTGCCCAACGGCACGTCGGCCTCGCTCGCTAGCGCGTTCACCTACGTGTGACGCGCCTCCAATCACACCGAAGAGGCCACATGAAAATTGCGAAGGTCGTCGCGAACCCGTACGCGGCGCTCGCCATCGAACCGTCGAGTGACGGCGAGTCGAAGGTCGGCATCCCCCAGGGCGTCACCGCGCTCCCCGCTTCCCGCGGAATCTGGATGGGCGCCCGCCTGGACCCGATGAAGTCCGAGCGAACCGGCAAAAATCACTTCTACTTCCAGCCCGACAAGCAGTCGCCGGAATTGCCCCGCATCGTCGAGATCGACGTCTCCGACGCAAACGTCCGCGGGCACATCGCCAATGCGATCCTCGACGGCTCGCTCATTGCCGCCGACGCGAAGACCGCGAGCCTCGTGGGCATCGTCGGTAAGGAGTTCCTCTCCGTCGCCGATTGCCTGAAGGCCGAGAAGGCCAAGTCGCTCGACAACCTCAAAGCCTCCTACGGCGATGCGTGCTCGCTCGAGAGCATCCCGTTCGCGGAGGAGAAGGCTGCGGAAGACGATGGCCGTCCGGTCGCTCCCGCTCGCGTGAAGGGCCAACGGCTCGCCGCGAATCTCACCCTCCAATCCGACGAAGGGAAGTGATCCATGGGTATCGGTGACACCGGCATTTCCTCGTCCTACAAGGTCCCGCGCTACATCGCGAAGATCATCTTCGGCGCTGGCGCCGTCTCCGCTGGAAGCGGCCGTCTGAAGTGCCTCCTCGTGGGCATGAAGACCGCGGCCGGCTCCATGGTCGCAGACCAGGACATCGTCCGCATCACGAGCGAAGACGAAGCCGACGCCTACGCCGGCGTGGGCTCTCAGCTTGCGCGCATGTGCTACAAGGCGCTCGCCATCCCGAGCCTCGAGCTCTACATCGCGGCCGTCACGGAGCCCGGTGCAGGCACGCAGGCGACGGTCACGTGCGTCCTGACCGGCACCATCTCGGCGGGCACCTTGCGCTTCCGTCTCGCTGGCAAGGCGATTGCGGTCGCGGTCTCGGCGACGATGACCCTGGACGACGTGGGCACCGCGATCGCAGCGGCCTTCACCGCTCAGACGAAGCTTCCGGCGACCTGCGCGTACAACACTGGGACCGACACGGTCACGTGGACGCAGAAGAACAAGGGCGCGAGCGGCAAGGACTGGATCCTCTACTTCGATCCCACGGACAAGCCTTCGGGCCTGACCCTGACGATCACCGGTTCGGCGACGCTGAACACCAACGGCTACCGCTTCGGCGCGGCTGGTTCGGGCACCGGCACGGAGGACGTCACCACGCTCCTCACCAAGCTGACCACCGGTCGCTACGCGCGCATCGGCGTGGCTCAGAACGACGCGAGCAACGCGGCGCTCTGGGAGACCCACGTCAACACGAAGGCCGGCCCGCTCTCGCTCAATCTCGAGCAGTTGGTCTTCGCGTCGAATGCCGCGCTGGCCACGGCTCAGTCGCTCGCCCAGACGACCCTGAACGCCTTCCGCGCGCAGGTCCTCTGGATGCGCAACAGCGAGTCGCACCCATGCGAGATCGCCGCGGTCAAGGCCGCCATCCGCGCCGTCACGGAGCAGGCTTCTCCGGTCCCGGACTACGACGGTCTCTCGCTCCCCGGCATTGCTCCGCAGGCGTTCGCGGCCGACATCCCGACCGACACCGAGCAGGACACCGCGCTTAACAACGGCCTCGTGCCGGTGACCACGGTGGGCTCGACGGCGAAGGTCGTCCGCTCCATCACGTCGTACTGCCTCAACGGTACGGCGCAGGACGAGCGCTGCCTCGACATCGGCGACGCGGTCATGACCGACTACGCGGTCATCGACTCGAAGCTCCTCTACGAGACGGAGTTCCGTCCGCAGAATCCCTACGTCGGACCGGATCCGGCAGATGGTGAAGAGCCGCCTCCCGCGGGCGTCGCCTACCCGAAGCTTTGGGTCTCGGCGCAGCAAGGTCGATTGCTCGACTACTACGCCAACGGCTGGCTGGAAGAGCGCCCTGTTGGGGCGTGGGCTCCGATGCCTGCGTTCAACAAGGCGGGTCGGTACATCCAGTGCGACACGCCGCTCGCGGTGCGCCGAGTGCAGCACCGACTCGACAACGTCGTTCGCCAGATCTTCAACACCGCCTAACCCCACTTCGGTGCGCTGAAACGCGCGCCCACTCCAAGCCCGTCGCTCGAGATCCATTGGACTCGGCGGCGGGCTTTTGCGTGCTCACTGCACAACGAAAGGGGCCCCCATGGCCGACGTCGTCGTTCGTCAGATCGCCTTCTACTGGAACAACAAGAAGGCCGCCGAGGTCAACTCGGTCGAAGTCGAATTTATTATGGGGCGCGAGGCGCTCTACGGTCAAGAAGGCATCCTGGCCTACTCCAAGGGTCAGGCGAAGATGAAGCTGACCATCGCGGAGGTCGTGCCCGTCACCGGGTCGACCACCACGAAGGACATCGAGAAGATCCTCAATCAGGAGGACATCGAGGTCTTCTTCATCCTCGGAGGCACTCCCTGCCGCCAGAAGATGGCCGTCCTCACCGCGTCCTACAAGAGCGACACGGAGAAGGGCGTCACCACCGGGAACATCGTTCTCGAAGGCGCGAAGCCGAAGATCTCCTCGTAATGGGTAAGTACTCGTCCATCGTCCAAGGCCCGCGCGCGCGCAAGACCATCGACCTCCCTCGCCCCGGCGCGGTGGTCGACATGGAGACTGGCGCGTGGCGCGGACCGACCATCAAGCTCGACGTGCGCCCTCTCCGAGGAGACGAGCACGACCAAGTCTTGGCGGATGCCAAGAAGTACGCGGAGAAGCTGGGCGCCAACGACCCGATCGAGGGCGAAGAGCTCTTCGAGCGTGGCCGTCTCCTGCACACACTCGCGATTGCGTGCGTGGACACGGACAGCCCGGTCGACGCCCCGCAGGCCTTCTTCGATGGAGGCGTGGAGCAGATCCTCACCGCTGACGAATTGACTCCGGAGGTGCTCGCGTACCTCTACGAACACCAGCAGCTTTGGCAGGACGAAGTGAGTCCGCTGGTCAAGTCGATGACCCCAGCGGAATTCGCGACGGCCGTCGTTCGCACCGCGAGTGGCGAGAACGGCGACATGAGTTTTTTCGTCTCAGCGCGGCCCGGTATGCGGTGGAGCTTCACGCTTTCTATGGCGAAGCTGCTTGCAGCCTCGACCCTGCTCGCGTCGCTCTCTACCTCGTACTCCGAGCCGCCAGTGCCGACGACAAGGTGATGCATGACCGTTTTCTCGGCCGTGGAGGCTCATCCGCCTCCAGGATTCGTTCTCGTTCCGCCAAACGCCTTCAGAAGTGATTTCCCCAACCGACCCACGGAACCCGTCGCGGTAGGCCTTCGGCTGGTCTCCCAGACCGACCTCCAAACCGCGCGGGCTCAGGCTCGGGAGACGGCATCGCAGGCCATCCCCGACGTCAAACTGGACGACCCCAACGACATCCAGGCGTGGACCGACGCGTACAACGACCGGCTCATGTCCTACATCGTGAGCCAGGCCACGTGCGACGCCAATGACGTCCTGGAGCCCTGGTCGTTCGTCCGGATGGCTCCCGAGGATCTGGTGCCTCTCTACCTCACCGCAGAGGGCATCAAGCTGATCTTCGACAAGTGGGAGCAAGTCAAAATATCGCTCGACCCCACGCAGCGAGAGGCGACGGACGACGAGGTGGACAACCTCCTCGACACTCTCCGTGAGCGAGAAGACGGCCTTTCGTTCGTGCGTAGAGCGCGGATCCGAAGGCTGCTCGCCTACGTGCACGACGAATTGACACACTGAAAGGGCCACCACCGTGCAACTGACAATCCGAGTCGGGGCCGCGGTGGATCGCTCCCTCGCCGACGTCTTCCAGCCTGTCATCGACGCCGCCAACAAGGCGAAGATCGTGATCGAGAAGGCGTCGGTCGCGAACACGAACGCCCAAGTGCGCGCTGCCCGTGGCGCTGCGACGGCCGGCGCTCGCGAGGCAGACCGCGCTGCCGCGGCCGTGGAGCGCGCCAAGGCCAAAGAGACCAAGGCAGCCGAAAGGGCCGCCAAGGCCGCGGAGAACGCCGCCGCGAAGGCCGCCAAGCGCGAGCAGGCAGAGGCCGACAAGGTCGCTCGGTACTGGGAGCGTGCGCGCGAGAAGTCGGCCGCGACGGCGGCGAAGCTCGAGGCGAAGGCGACGCGCGACTACGAGCGCGAAATGGAGAAGCGCAAGCGGATCCAGGACAACTTCACCAAGAAGACCCTGGAGCAGGACGCGCGCGCGAAAGGCCGGGCCTATGACGGCGCAATCAGCGCCGCAGGTCGTGGAGCTCGAGCGGCCGGAAGCTTCGCGCTGGGCATCGCCGGCGATCTCGCTCGTGGCGCTGGGGTCAACACGGACTTCGGCCAGATGGCCGCGCAGAACTTCAACCTCATCAATGAGGCGCAGAACATCGCGAACAGCGGCTACATGGCCGGCGACGCGAGGAACGGCATGCGCGTCAGTGCGCAGTCGCTCTCGGAGGATGCCTTCCGGGTCGGCAAGGCCACCGGCTCCGACGCCAACGACGTCATGGCGGGCCTTGGTGACTTCGTCGGCAAGACCGGCGACCTCGCGACTGGGCGGGACATCCTCATGGACATGGCGCGGCTCTCGCGCGCTACCGGCACCAACCTCTCGGACATGATGGCCGCCGCTGGCGGTGTGGCCATGGCGATGGGGGACACCGAGAACAAGGGCGACAAGCTGCACTCGATCATGAACAGCTTCGCCGCCCAAGGCAAACTGGGCGCGGTCGAGATCAAGAACCTCGCGGTTCAGATGGACAAGCTGTCCGCGCAGGCCGGTCAGTTTGAGGGCAACCTCGCCGACAACATGGTGATGCTTGGCAGCCTTGCGCAGGAGGCCAGGCAACGCGGTGGTGCGGCCAACGCGACGCAGGCGGCCAACTCGGTCGCTGCGTTCACGTCGATGCTGAAGACGCCGAGGCGCGCCGAGGAGTTCGAGAAGGCGACGGGTAAGAAGGTCGTCACGGCGACCGGCATGCTCCGGAACCCTCAAGAGCTGATCCTCGAGGCCTTGCGTGCGAAGGGCATGGACCCCACGGGGTTCAAGCAAATCTTCGCCAACGTCCAGGGCGGCCGTGCCGTCGAAGGCTTCGCTACCCTCTACCGCCAAGCCGGTGGTGGGGCGGCTGGCGAGAAGGCCGTCATCGAGGAGTTCGACCGGCTCAAGAAGGCATCCATCGACGCAGCGGAGGCCCAAGAGTCCTTCGCGCTCGCGATGAAGCAGCCCAAGACGCAAGCGGAGGTCTTCAACCAGACCCTTCGCGAGACGACCCTGAAGCTTCAGAACGAGCTCACGCCGGCCCTCGTGGCTCTTGCGCCTGCCGTCATCGAAGCTGCCAAGGCTGTTGCTGGCCTGGTCGCTTGGATCACCGGCAGCAGCCCCGCAGCCAAGCAGGTCTCTGAGGCTCAAAGCAGCGTCGGCAGCGTCATCGCAGCCAACGAGGCCGCCATCAAGGCCGGCGAGGTCAACAAGGGCCAGACGCAACTCAACTGGATCGCGGAAGGCGACGCCACCCGCGCATTCGAGGCTGCGAAGGC